AGCAATGTTACACTGAAAACCAGTTTCAATACTTTATCCTTTTAATTTCTACCAAATCAAACAAATATGTGGAATCTACTACCAGACGAGAGGCTTCGTTGTTGGCAGGATTTTCGAAAATCTATTAGCCAAAAATCATTTAATGAAGCAGTACAAGATACTCAGCACCTTTGGAGCTACGCACCCTATGTAGCACACTACTTATACACCGATAATATTGGTGAATGGCCCGGACCTTGGGAATTAATTTACGAAAATTATTACTGTGATCTTGCAAAAGCACTTGGAATAGTGTATACTTTGTACTTGAGCAGCCATCAGCCTGACTTAGAAATAAGAGTATATAATGATACAGAAACCAAAGAACACTATAATTTAGTATTTGTTGAGCAAGGAAAATATGTGCTTAATTATATACACGACGAGGTTGTAAATACTACACAAATTGCAAAAGAGTTACAGTTGGTATCTTTGGTAACAGCCGAAGATCTAAATTTAGAAAAAATACAATAAGAGAAATCAATGACAGCACCCATTCAAGTTACAAAACGAGACGGCAACAAAGAACCGTTAAATCTAGAGAAATTACATAAAGTGGTATTTTGGGCAACCAAGGATATTACCGGAGTCAGCGCAAGCGAATTAGAAATCAAAAGCCACATACAGTTTTACAACGGTATTAAAACTGCAGATATTCAAGAAACACTAATCAAATCAGCTGCTGACTTGATCAGCGAAGATACTCCTAACTATCAGTATGTTGCTGGTAGACTAATTAACTATCATCTACGCAAAGAAGTTTACAACGACTATGTACCGGCGGCTCTATTAGATATAGTTAAAAAGAATGTGGAGTCTGGATTTTACGATACGGGCCTTCTCGCCGCCTACAATACGGATGAGTGGACACAGATCAATAGTTTCATACGTCACGAGCGAGACGAAAACTTTACCTACGTTGCAATGGAACAATGGCGAGGTAAGTATCTTGTACAAAATCGTGTTACAGGAGAAATTAAAGAAACACCCCAAGTAGCTTATGTACTAATTGCAGCCACATTATTCCAAAGCTATCCCAAGGAAGTAAGATTACAATATGTTAAGGAATACTACGATGCAATTAGCACGCACGATATTAGTTTACCAACTCCGGTCATGGCTGGTGTACGTACTCCGCAAAAGCAGTTTAGTAGTTGTGTTCTTATTGAAACCGACGACAGCCTTGATAGTATCAATGCTACTGCTAGCAGCATTGTTAAGTATGTCTCCCAGAAAGCTGGTATTGGAATCGGTGCAGGACGAATTCGGGCGTTGGGATCGCCTATCAGGTCCGGCGATGCATACCATACGGGTGTAACACCTTTCTTCAAATTATTCCAAGCAGCAACACGCAGTTGTAGTCAGGGCGGAGTACGCAATGGTGCGGCCACATTGTATTATCCTTTGTGGCATTTGGAAGTTGAAGACCTGTTGGTTCTTAAAAACAACAAAGGAACTGAAGACAATCGTGTGCGTCATATGGATTACGGAGTACAGTTTAATAAACTAATGTACGAAAGATTGATCACAGGCGGCGACATCACTTTGTTTAGCCCACACGATATTCCCGAAGTATATGAAGCGTTTTTTAATGACCAAGACAAGTTCAAAGAACTGTATGAACGTGCAGAGCGTAACACCAAATTGCGCAAGAAAACAGTCAAGGCCATTGACTTGTTCAGTAGATTTATGCAAGAACGCAAAGACACTGGTCGTATCTATTTGCAGAATGTGGATCACGCAAATACACACAGTCCTTTCAAAGAAGAAGTTGCTCCTATCAAGATGAGTAACCTTTGCAGTGAGATTGATTTACCTACTGTACCATTAACTGATATTAATGATGAAAACGGACGTATTGCATTATGTACACTCAGTGCTATTAACTGGGGCAATGTCAAAGCGCCCGCAGACTTTGAAAGAATTTGCCGTTTGGCGGTTCGCGGATTAGATGCATTGTTAAGTTATCAAAACTATCCAATTCGTGCGGCAGAGTTGAGCACACAAGAATTCCGTCCCTTGGGAGTGGGAATTATTAACTTTGCTTACTTCTTGGCTAAGAATGGTGTTAGCTACAGTGATCCAGCTGCACTAGCATTGGTAGATGAGTACGCCGAAGCGTGGAGTTATTATCTTATCAAAGCAAGTGCCGATCTTGCCGCCGAACAAGGTGCGTGCGGTCGTTGGAAGGATTTGAAGTCTGCAGATGGTAGACTGCCTATTGATACTCGCAAGCGTGAAGTAGACGAGCTAGTGCCACATCAGGAGCGTATGCCTTGGGCAGAGTTGCGTGAACAAATCAAAACAACTGGTCAGCGTAATGCTACACTAATGGCACTGATGCCAGCAGAAACCAGTGCACAGATCAGCAACGCTACAAATGGTATCGAACCTCCACGTAGTTATGTAAGTGTTAAACAAAGCAAACACGGTGCTCTAAGACAAGTAGTCCCTGAGTATCGTAAACTTAAAAACAAATATGAATTGTTATGGGATCAAAAATCGCCAGAAGGCTATTTGAAAATTTGTGCAATATTACAAAAGTATATTGATCAAGGCATTAGTGTCAACACTTCATATAATCCAAGATTTTATGAAGATGAAAAAATCCCTATGAGTGAAATGCTCAAGCACCTGATCATGTGCTATAAGTATGGTACTAAGCAACTTTATTACTTCCAAACAAATGATCAGCAGGGCGAGATAGATGTAGACAAAATGTCAGCCAAACAAGATATTCCTGCTGAAATAGTCGATCAAGAAGATTGTGATAGTTGTGTAATTTAACAAGGTAAAAAAATGAGCGTATTTAATATTAATAATAAAAAGAAGCATACAGAAGCATTGGCATTTTTAGATCCGTCAGGGTCAGTGACATTACAACGATATGAAACATTAAAGTATAGACAATTTGAAAAACTAACAGATAAACAGTTGGGATTCTTTTGGAGACCTGAAGAAGTTGATGTATTGAGAGATGCCAAAGACTTCAAAGAACTAACTCCATTTGAGCAACATATTTTTACTAGTAATTTGAAAAGACAAATTCTATTAGATAGTGTGCAAGGACGCAGTCCAAACCTAGCGTTCTTGCCTTTTGTAAGTATTCCAGAATTAGAAACTTGGATTCAAACTTGGAGCTTTAACGAAACAATTCACAGTCGTAGTTATACACACATTATTCGCAATGTCTATAACAATCCCAGTGAAGTGTTTGATGGCCTATTGGAAATTGAAGAAATCGCCAACTGTGCACGAGACATCAGTCGTTACTATGACGATGTTATTACCTACGGTGGCTACTACAATTTGTTAGGTGCAGGTACACACACCATCAATGGCAAAGAAATGGTTATCAGTAACTACGAACTCAAACGCAAGTTATGGTTGGCCATCAATAGTGTTAACGCACTAGAAGGTATTCGTTTTTATGTGAGCTTTGCGTGTAGCTGGGCATTCGCTGAACTTAAAAAGATGGAAGGCAATGCCAAGATTATCAAATTGATCTGCAGAGACGAAAATGTACACCTTGGCAGTACACAGATGTTGATTAAACTATTGCCAGGTGATGATCCTGACTTTGCACGTCTTAAAGAAGAAACCAAAGCAGAATGCGAAGCAATGTTTTTGCAGGCCGCAGAACAAGAAAAGACCTGGGCAAATTATTTGTTCAAAGATGGATCAATGATTGGTCTTAATACACAGTTGTTGTGTGACTATGTAGACTGGCTGACCTGTAAGCGTATGACTGCGGTAGGACTTAGTTGCGGTATTAAAACTGGATCTAATCCTTTGCCTTGGACTGCCAAATGGATTGCCGGAGCAGATGTTCAAGTGGCACCACAAGAAACAGAAATCAGTTCATATATTATTGGCGGTACTAAACAAGATGTAAATACAGATACATTCAAAGGATTTAGTTTATAATGTTGACAGTATATTCAAAAAACAATTGCAGTTTTTGCACTCAAGCAAAAAATTTACTCACAAAGAAAAATATTGCATTTGAAGAAATCAAAATAGATGAAGTTCCTGAAGCACGGGAATTTATTTTAACACAGGGACACAGAACTGTACCACAAATTTATCAAGGCACCAACCTATTTGTAGAAGGTGGATTCCAAGGCCTATCAAAACTAACTGAAGACGAAATCAAGGCAAAACTAAATGTTAATCAATAAAACAAACTATGCGGTAGGAGAGATCGTTGCGTTCAAACTGGTCAATGGTGACGAGATCGTAGCAAAAATTGTAGATCAAACTGGATTCGGGTGGACCATTCATAAGCCCTGTACAGTAATGCCCAGTAATCAAGGGTTAGGCTTGATCCAGAGCCTATTTTCTGCTGATATAAATAAAAATGTAGAGCTAAAAGCTGAGCACGTTATGATGCACAGTACTACAATCAAAGCATTAGAGGATCATTACTTGCAGACCACAACTGGTATACAAACTATGAGTAAAGGTCCTATTGTTAAATAAGGACTAAATTATGCCAGGAATTGCAAGACTAGGGGACGTTGTGGGTGCAGGCGGTCTATTAACGGCACCTGTAAGCACAGATGTCAGAGTCAACGGCAGACCGGTGGCATTAGACGGATGCTTGTATACTCCCCACGCACCATTTACAGGATTGCACCTAACTGGACCCACACTGAGTTTGCCCAGAGATATAAAAGTTAATGGGAAGCCTCCGATTATTAAGACCAGTTTTGCTGCTTGCGGGCATATGGTTATGAGTGCAAGTCCTGACGTATTAGTAGGCGGTGGCATACTATCTGCAGTTGGGTTAAAATAAATGACTACAACCAGTATACCTCAGGCCTATGCTGGCCTAACTCCCAAAGTCATCAGTAGTATGAGTCCGTTGCAGTTGGCTCTTGCTAACTTTTTAATGCAGGGCACTAGTCCAGCACTATTTGTTAATCAAGAGTTTTTGGCCGCAATGAATCAGTTTATTAGTGCTGGCATACTAACACCGGACCGCGGCGACATTGCACCAAATTTGAATGGTGTCGGCTTTGTTAGCATAGGTGAAAATGTATATCTGTACAGACTTGCCCCCGACTGTGGGCCCGACGACACTCCCAGATATGAAAAAATATTACTGGGTCCTAGAAGTCAAATCGCTCCTCACACATTTAGCTATTACGGGCCAAATATCTTTGGCGGTACTGCGGCCGATGGCACCAATTGGGACACTACAGGAACTACAGGATCATGACAACAAACTATGGACCACTAGTAGGTCAAGGTCTTACTACTGCCGCAGAGCCTGCAACATTTGGATCTGAGTCTTGGGGGAACTTTGTAGAAAATATTTCTAGATCGTCTGCTCCGAGTGATCTCGGAGAAAACAGTGGATTGTACAGTGGCAGTCTAAGTGCACAAGGCAGTTTAGTGGCCGAACAATTAAATTCCGGTGAATATCTTGTGCAAGTAAACGGCCGTAGTCAAACATATAAACCTTTCTTAACTGGTTATTTTAGACAGTATTGGAAAGATCCGACACAAACTACATTTGGCGCCAATACTGCTATCCCTGCTATTACCAGTGTTATGCCTGACAGTTATACTGATATGCCTGGTAGTTTTCACTACTATGTGGATCTTCAGTTAACCAGGGCCACTGGTAGCAATTACTTTGACATATTTTATTTCTTAAATGCTTACAATCAAGTATTGGCCTGGGTAACCACCGCCAATGATTATACCTCCGCATTAAAGACTGCAGAATTGCACAATTTACAATATTTTGGTGCTAACAGTTATCAAGATCTAATCACTCAAGGATTTTACAAATACGAAAACAGCAAAGCACTGGTACAAGCATTTCAAAATATGGGCTTTTTGGTTGGCGATATTCCCAATGGTACATTCGGAACTCCCAACGGAATAGCACGATGTATGATCAATACCGGCTTAGGTGCAATCGGGAATTTGACCGACAACTTGGTGAGTGCAGGTGTAAACTTTGCAGATATAGCAAATCCCATATACACTGCCACTATTGCCAGCGTACTAAGCGAAATTACTAACCCAAATGATTTAGACACTATTCAAGGTGTACTGGAAACTTCAGTACCAAATTTGACATCGCCATTGGATTACTGTTCAATTTCAGCTGCCAGTGGATTACCTAATGATAGTCTGTTTAACGATATGGCAGAAGTTGGTGCAGACATTTATTCAAAAGCACCAAATTTTACCTATCAAGTTGGATCTGATGTGGCAGCACTATTAAGAACTCTTGAAGTTGAAATAAC